CTGCTTAAATTTTAAGTGGAATTAGTTCTTATTTACACACATATTGTATAACAATCTATTTACTAAATAACCTATTATCATTTGAATGGTCAGTAATGCTAAATTAAAGCAATATTGTTGCTTTTTTTTATCCATCAAACACGGTATTATACCTAATGCAGAAAACACTGCTGCTGCAAGAGCTAATAAACCTGATATATAAAAATATATACAATACACTGGATCTAAAGGTCCCATTAATTCATCAAGGATAGTCATTATATTAATTATTAAGATAATTATTATATAATAATTAATATCAGATATATACATATGTCAAAGAATAAAGGTCCTGATATGACAGATTTCGACGTTGAGAATTATCAAGCAGAAGAATTATTAGCAATTATGGGCGTATTAAATGAAATCAAGCTAACTAAAGCTGATATTATAGCTATAACGCAAAAATATATCGATAAATACGACCCCCAACCCATTTTCAAAAAATTCTTTTTTGATGTTAGGAAAAAACTATTAGCCGATAAAGATAATTTAACAAAAGAAAGTTTATTTTTTGATGGTGTCGGTGCAAAAAAACAAGACGATGAACTTATTGGCGATAGATATTCGGGAAAAATAAAAAATATGGATGATAGACAAAATGTTATTGCTGAAATACGAATGCCATCAACAAACGCACATCAATCTGTTTTTAAACAAGGAACTACTAATCCTACCAAAATACAATATATTACAAGAATAATCAATTTTGACAGTGCTTATAGAACTATTCTTGACCCATCTTCTGTATCATGTCCTTCTGTAGGACCCAATTCAAATAAAAAATTGCAAACATCCACTAATTATACTATTAATCTTAACCAACCCTTAAAAAAATCTATGGAAATAACCCTGGTTAGTTCTGAAATACCATATTCCTGGTGGGTTTTTAATGAAGAATACGGAACCAATTATTTTTGTACAGATAAAGAAGATGGTCTCCCAAAAATCATACCCGCGGGTAATTATAAAAATCCTGGCGATCTTGTCGCCGCACTTAATATCATTGACCCCAGTTTAAATTTACTATTTTCATATGACCCTCTCAAAAATAAAATTTCTGTTCAAAATAATAATCTATATAACATTAAAATACAATGGTATAGACCATCTGCTTCCATATCATTATGTGTTGAAGGTGGTGGTGTCGGACAAAAAATTGATTATAATCTTGGATATTTATTAGGATTCAGATTAACCGAATATATTATTCAACCTACACAAAAAGCTACTGGAGAAGCTTTGCTTGATTTATTAGGACCAAGATATTTTTTATTGTCTGTTGATGATTTTATGAATAATAAACCTAATCAAGACCTTATTACTATGACAAGCAATAAATCCAACTTCACTCTTCCTTCTTATTACAATAGAGAAACAATGTCTTTAGACATTACTGATCCCTGTATACCTCAATGGAATTTGCCTGAAAAAGGTTGTCGTCCCACACCCATTAATCACGATTTAAGTTCTAATTTAACTTCCGCCCAACGTTATACTGTTGACCAACTTAAACTTGCTATGACTGGAAAAGCTGCCGATAGATATACCAGTCCCGCTTCTACTGATATTTTACAAAGAATTCCTGTTCCTAATGGACCTATCGCGGATTTCGCAACATTTACATATACTAATCCAAGACCAGAACTAACTAAAAGAATCTATTTCGGACCTGTTAATCTTTCCGCATTTCGTGTAAGACTTCTTAACGATAAAGGTTATATCGTTAATCTTAATAATATGGACTGGTCTTTCGCTTTACAAGTTAAAATGTTATATCAATATTAAAATATATTACAACACTGTTTCATAAAATCCTCTCCGCGAGTTCTTGTTAGTTCCAGATTCTCTTTTAAGATATTATCTGATATTCCTGACACTGCTGATTCCCCATCCCAATTATTATATATGTTATTCCCTATATAATACAATAATCCTGCTGTATTATCATTATTTTTCGCACTCAATTCCCAGTATAAACAATGATTATCATTCGCCCATTTCTCTCCTTCTTCGTAGCTAAATTTTCTTTCTAAATCTGTCTTATTCCCAAGTATTATAGGTAAAGCCGGTGTATCCGCGCTTTTCAAGTCATTAAAACTTTTTAACCATTTAGCTGCACAATTCAAGGCCTCTCCATCCGACACATCTATCACTATACACGCAGACGCTACTCCTCTATAATAATTTTGTATTATACTATTAAAAGTCTCTTGCCCCGCGGTATCCCATATATGAAATTTAATATTCTTACCATGTGTTATTTTACTATATAGTGCTGTAAAATCTAAACCTATCGTTGGCTCTGGTTCATATTTAAATCCTTTCTCTCTTAATCTACGCACTATACTCGTCTTTCCTACCCCTTGCTCACCTAAAAATATCACCTTAAATATATAATCATAATTTATTTCATTTTTTATATTATTCATTTTATATTAAATAATTATATTATTATAATATAATTATGCCAAATACAAATAAAAAGAAAAAGAAAAGAAGAAATAGTACAAAGAAAAAAATATCCCCACTTAAAACTATTTATAAACATCACGAATTCGGTGGAACATATCCCGTTATTCATCCTTATAAATATGCGGCCCAAAGAAAACTTGATAATATGAATCTCCCCTCTGATTTCCCATCAAAAGAACAACCTTTAAAAAAACTTATTACCCTTGAGCTTATACGTAGAATTCTTATCTATTTAAAGCAAAAAAAAAATAAAAAATTATTTAAAAAAATACTTAATATCAAATATAATAAAAATACTGTCGAATCAAAATTACTCAAATTATCTAAAACCAGGAGCAACTTACAAAAATTAGAAATGTTTTACAAAACAATCCTATTATCTAAATAACAAATTATCTATCGTCGTCTTCACGCAAAATATTCTATGCATTATTATTCCAAATAAAAAACAACCAAACAATATTAACCATATATCTGTTAATGGTATTATATAATATTGTATAGCTTTCGCTACTAATATCGTAACTAATACATCTACTACCGCTATATTCATTATTCTATATTTATGCCACCCTGTATTAGGCTTACCAAACATATCTTTATGCTTACAAAAATGAAACATTAATTATATTAATACTTGATATAATTAATTTTTCTTTGTACTAATTTCTTTGTACTATTTTTCTTTGTACATAAACAATGTACAAAGAAAATCAGTAATATCTATAATCTTCTTATCTTTATTCATACTATCTTTCTTGTACTATTTCTTCTTTTTCTTTTCTTTTTCTTTGTACGACTCTTCCTCCTCTTCTTCTTCTTTTTCTTTCCTCCAATGAACTCCTCTTCTCCTTCGCTTTCCGTTTCGACATCCTCAAACTCATCGTCTGTATCATCGCCCATCCCATCGTCTATCTCATGAACAATGCTCTCACTTGACTCCTCGCGTTTTGGTGCTTCGTCTTCCATTTTGAATTTTCCTTCTTCTTTTTGTTCGGTATAATTTACTATGGTCGTTGGTGTAATATTTTCATACATAAATGCTTCATTAAGAGGTATTATTGCTTCCTTCATCGCTGCGTCGTCCTTAAAGCCTTTTAAATATATAGATTTAATGTTAGATCCTTCATCTTTAAATAATCTTACATTCATTATTGGATTATAATCCATCAACATCTTATCAAATTTTTGATATTTTTTTACATTCTCACACGTAGGCACATCTAAACCTTCATCAGTCCTGTATTCACCTAAAAAATAATATTGTTCTTCTTCCTTTTCTTTTATATTACATTTAATTAATACTAATTGACCATGTGACCCTTTACATTTATCAATAAATGCTTGATGTTTAGCACTTAAATCCCGAAGTTTCCTCATATTATCCTGGCATTTAAGACTTTCTTTTTTATTTTGGAGTATCTTGGCGGCTGTCTCCTTGGTTTCTTCAGAAGCCGTCTGGGCAACTTCTTCTTCTGATGCGGAATCGGGTATCATGAGTTTTCTGTCCGTGGAAGAGAGGGGTGATGGTAGTGGTGGTGGTATTAGTCTTGGTATATTTGACATATATATATATATATTAAATACACATTTTTTATTTAATATATTAAGTGGTTAAACTATCAATAAACGATATTAATTTTTTTTCATCGTCTTCTATATTTTTAACCATCTCGCGTGAAAACTTTTCAATAATTTTTACTATCTTGTTCTTTTGTTTTGTATGTGCTTTAACATAATCTTCTATCATTTTGAGCTTTTCTTTGACTGTCCAATCTATATTTATTTCAGTCATTTTTTTTAATATATTATAAGCTATTGCTATTTTTTCCATATCTTTGGACGCATTTGTTAAAAAAATAACTGGTCTTCCATCTACAGTTTCCATTGTCCAATCATCTATATTACATATACCACGATGTAAGCTTATAAAAATGCCTCCTCCTATACTTTTATTATTAATCATATCTTTCTTAAATTTATTGACTTCTGTAGTTTTAATATTACAACTATTATAGTTTTTAACTTCTACCATAATATTCATTGATAGATCTTGTATAATTAAATCTCCTTTTCCTCCATCCTTGCTAACATCGATAATTTCTGATTTGGGTAGAGAAAGCACTAAAAATTGATGAACAGTAACTTCTCCTTCTTTGCCTTTAGTTGAAGCCACTTTACATTTATCATCTTCATTATTCAATCTATTTCCAACATCTTCAATCGTTTTTCTATATTCTGCTTCTCTCTTTTCTGTTCTTTCTCTTTCTTTTTCTCTTATTTCTTCCAATTTTTTATCATAATCATCTCTATATTTCTCTGCCATCTCCCATTTTTTAATACTTATTATTTCTATACTATCTTCCTTGTCTTTCAATCTATTTTTATAGTCCATTATAGTATTTTCATATTTATTTCTTTCGATATCGGCGGTTTCCTTTACTGCATTCTCCAAATCTTCTTTCTTTTTTTCCTTCAACTCATCAATCAAATTTTTTAATTCTTTTTCTGTCTTTTTCATTATTGCTGATTTTTCATCATAGTTTTTCTTTATAGTTAACATTTTTAATTCCCAATCCTCATCGTTTAATGTTAATTTTCTTTCTTTTCCTGATTCCATCATAACCAACCCCAATTTTACAATTGATTTTTGTTCTTCTTGAGATTTAGTATAAAATTTTGTATATATATCCGTTTTGGGAAAACGCATTAAATACATTTCTAGACTTTCATTGTCCATTAATTTATAATAAGAAGATTATTCTTTATATCAATTTAAAATAAAAGTTGGCTTAATATATATATATATATGAATTTTCAACAACAAAAAGAAAGACAGGACATGATATTAGAACCTTTACAAGTTATGATACAATTATCATTAGTTAGTTTTTGTCCATTGGGTACTAAAGTTAGTATAAGTAATAATATATTACATATACAAAAACCTGGGTTTTCTCAGGGTGTCTCGCGTTGGTGGAATGGTGATAATAAAGACGACCTGTATTATCTTTTTCATGCCATTCGGAGATTTTATTTATGGTATAAAACAGATAGTAATAATCCAAAAAATGCATATATATTAAAAAAAGCTATCGAGGGTATCGAAGCTTTAATTAATACATATAAAAATACAAAATTAACTACAATAACTACTACCCTACAGATGTATAAAAATATACTTGACCTTGAAACAAAAGAACTATTTAAAACAAATGATTCTGCCGTTAATATTGATAGTGTATTTGAACGAATAACCGAGGTTTATGATAAAAGAACATTAGTAGTAGTTTATAATGTTCTTAATATTTTAGATAGTGAAAAAAATGAAAATAACATAGAATATTATTTTGATTCTATATGTTGTTTTTTAAAACCTACTAATTTAAAAATACAACAATGGATTCGAGATAACTTAACATGTTAATTCTTTCCACCACCGCTGTATTCGTATCACATGGATAATTTTTTTTTTATATTTCAATAACATTTTTTCAATATTCTGGATATGCTTCCTTCCGCAGGAATAGCAACAAAATATCCCACCATAAATTGTGGTAATATTCCTATCACTAATTACATATTTTAAATTTGGAAGGGGTGATATAATCTCAATTTTTAACCCCCTACAGCATAACAAACATTTTTCTCGTTCAACCATTATGTATAAATATGTGGGTATAATTATTTATATACACATATTTTAATTCAATTTTATAATTCCACACCTGGGGGTAATGTATCTCTATCTTCGCGCGTTTCAGTATTATGGTAATACCAACCGCCAGTAGTCCATGGCACTTTGATCCAGCTGTGTTTTTCAACCACGTAATTCTTCCTTGTATCTGTAATTTCTGCGTTTGCTCCAAAAGCGACCAAACTAAAAATGGCAAATATCTTTAGACATAAACTTTTTCTCATTATAATCTATTTTTTCTTATATTTTTAAATAATTTTTTTCTTTAATTATTATATATGACTCACCCAGTGACAGGAAATGCAAAAAAAGCACTTAAATTCGCACATAAACTTTTGAATAAAATTTCAAAAACTTTGTTTGGAACTACATCTCACGTTACTAAGAAAACCGGAAGAGGCGCAGCTAATTTACTTGGTAAAGTAGGTAAATTAACTAAGCCTGTTCGATTAGATAATGGGGCTATTCAATACACATTAAAAGGAACTGGTAAAGGTATTGTTATTATTACTAATGCCGCAGGAAACCTTGTTAATAGTGCTGGACATGTTGTTGGTACCGCCTTAACAGGGGCAAAAGATTTAGGCGTTGTTTTATTAGATACTACCGGAACTGTTATTAAGAAAGTATCCAGAGGTTACGTCAAAATTGGAGGACGCAAAAGTCGTAGTAAACGCAGAAAGTCGCGTAAAAAGAGAAGAAAGTCGCGCAGAAAGAGCAGAAAAGGTAAAAAATCCAGCCGCAGACGCAGACGCAGACGCAGAAGTCGCCGTTAAATATAATTTAATACCTTTATAAACTCTTGTTTTGATATTGATTTAGGACCTACAGTATTATTATGCTCAAAATTTATAGCTTTATCATATTTCTCTATAAATTTTTCATCAGGTTCATCTAATTGTATAAAGTAATGACTCTGTTCTGATATTCGTTCAATCGTAGATGATAACATATCTATTATTTTACCCGCATATACTCCTACTCTTCTTAAAGCATATCTTCCTTGTAATTTTTTAGTAAATTTATAACCCTTTGGTTCTAATTTTACTGGTTTCTCACGTTCATCATCCTTCTTTATCCATATTTGAAATACGCATGGAACATCAACCTTACTACCTTCTATTTCAAATCCATCTTTATCTACATCTTCTTCATATTCTAAATGATAATTTAATGGAAAATGTCTCTTCATACTATCCTTTTTAAAGCTTTTTGGTAATATAAATGCTATTGATACTGTTTTATCACAAGATGTAATATGCTTTATAAACTGAATTGCAATACATGATTGTCTTCCAAATGGAGGATTTCCTATAAAATGTAAAGGTAGATGAAATCCCATATTAAGATTCATTTTTAAAAAGTCTTGGTTGTAGATACCTGTCGCTCCAGGCTCAATATCATAAGCAAGTAGGGTCCTGTCAGACAGATACTTTGTAAAAGCACCATTACCCGCACTCGGTTCTATCCATAAATCAGTATTATTTCTTTCAATTATTGTATTATATGATTTTAGAAGTTTTTTAACCACTGCATCAGATGTGTAATATTTTTCATTACCTGTTCTTTTTAGACCAGTATTCATCTTATTAATTATATATAATATTATTATTTTATATCAATTTTATATTAATTTGATTTTTTTGTACTTTAAATTATTTTACATTGGGATTCAGAAGTTGGACATTTCAAATGTCTGGCAAATGTCCACATTACAACAAAAACAAAAAATAAGTGTCAAAAAACACGAAAATCAAACTGTCTGCCAATGTTGTTACGATAAATGCTGTTAAAATGTATTTTTTCTGGAATTGAAATTGTGAGCATAAAAAAAAATTACATTAATTTCGATAACTATTTAGAAAAAAAATGTCGTATTAGTGTATAATGTCACCAAACCGTTCAAAAACTCGCAACAAGTCGCAGAAAACTCGCAACGAATTTTATTGTAGCAATTGTGACTATTATACATCACGAAAAAATGATTATGATAAACATATCCTTACCATAAAACATCTCAAAAATGCGTTACCTAGCGTTACCACTGTGTTACCACCGCTGCACGACAACGCATTCAATGATGCGATGACTACTGGCAACGGCTGCAAACGAATCATAAGTAAAGGAAGTAGCAAAAAAGTGTATGTTTGCGACATATGTGAAAAAGAATACAAAAGGAGAACGGGATTATGCAGACAAAAGAAAAAATGCATAGTTGAAGGTGAATCAGAATCAGAAGAAGAAGAAGAAAAAAAACCAGCTAATAATGGTGGCGTTTTTTTTACACATGAACAATTGAAGATGTTATTAACGCAAAAAACAATGGGCGATCATAACACTAACTGTATGAATACAAATAATAATATTACAGTCCAGGTATATTTGGATGAACATTGTAAAGATGCGAAATCAATAGAATCAATTAAAACCCATATATTAAAAGGGCTGTCTTTGGGATTAAAAGATATAGTATATCCATCAAATTCACAACTTATAAAGGATGCTCCTTCTGATTTATATGTAAATATGATAAAGAAAATGCCTGCTGAAGAAAGACCTGTTCATTGTGCGGATGGGAAAAGGGGGAAATTCTGGGTGAAAAAAGAAGAAGATGGTTGGGTTCAAGAAGATGTGAATATTGGAGGCGAATTAAAAGAAACAATAAGTTTGTTTAAAGGAAAGATATTGGCAAAGGGAAGGGGTGAAATATTTGATAAAGGATATGAACGCCCCAGTGGTTTGACGCAGCAAGAATTAGAATTGTCTGGAAAGTTGGGAGATAAATACAATTATAAAAATAAAGCAATTGACAATGCCATTATAGCAAAATTGGCTACGAATTGCAACATAAAGGATGCCATAAAGGATATAGAGGATAAAGATTAACCACATAAACAAGGCATTTGAGTAATTCATTTTAAAAAATTGATTTTAAATGATTTATAAGGTAGAATACAACACACAAGAGAATAAAACATGACAAAAATATATGCCTGTATAATGAATGGAGTGAAATATATCGCTATAAGCGAGGAGTTGGGGTGGAATTTGTATAAGATAATTAATGACACGACGATGAGTACGACGCCGTTACATAAATTGATGTGTTTTAACGATTGCAAGATATGGGAGAGTAAAGAAATAACAAGAATGGGGGAAGACTACTTAAAGTTAAAGACGCTTTGAATGTAATCTAAAAGTCCCCCCTGCCCAAGCTCTTTCTGATTTGGTATGGCGTCAAAATATATATCAAAAAAGGATTTATTCTCAGTGAAAAGATAACCCAAATAAACTAAAAAAACAATAATATTTGTATATAGGTCTCTAAAAAATCCTTTAATGGGATTTTTTAATTTGTATGCGATGCCGACGACAACGAAGATTTCAAAAAGAACAATAAAAAGACTAAAATCGAACGGGAATTTTTTTTGCCATGGACTTAAAAATACGGCCCATGTAGTGAAAATGAGAGCGCCGACAGATGAAGGAAGAGGAGATTGTTTAATAATATCAAAGAGGAATAGAGCGGTCCAAAGCCAAATCCAATAACAATATATATATTGAGGTGGTACCATAATATATATATTAAATATAATATAAAAATAGAATGAATAAAATAAATAATGGTGATAATAGATGGGAAAAAGGTATCGAATAAGATATTGAATGAAATAGAAGAAGAGATAAGAAGAAAAAATTGGAAGGAAAAAATAGGATTGGGAGTAATAATAATAGGAATAAGAAAGGATTCGTCTGTTTATGTTAGAAAAAAGATAGAAGCTTGTGATAGAGTGGGTATAAAAAGTTATAAGATAGAATTAAAAACGACAGTAACGAATGAGATAGTATGTAAAGAGATAGAGAAATTGAATGAGAATGATGATATACATGGAATATTAATACAATTACCAATACCTAGACATTTGAATGAAGAGAAGATATTGAGAAAAATAAATTATTTGAAAGACGTGGATGGATTTCATGCGAATAATATGGGATATTTGGCGATGGAAAGAAGAGAACCGTTGTTTATACCTTGTACTCCATTAGGATGTTTTGAATTATTGAAAGAATATAAGATAGAGATAGAAGGAAAAGAGGTTGTGGTGATAGGAAAGAGTAATATAGTAGGATTGCCGATGGCATTAATAATGATGAAAGAGATGGCGACGGTGACAGTATGTCATAAAATGACAAAGAATATAGAGGAACATACAAAAAGAGCGGATATTTTGATAGTGGGAGTGGGAGTGGGACATATGGTAAAGAAAGATTGGGTGAAAGTGGGAGCGGTAGTGATAGATATAGGTATAAATGTATTGAAGGATGAGACACGAAAAAGAGGGTATAGATTGATAGGAGATGTGGATTATGAGAATGTGAAGGAAATATCATCGTATATAACGCCAGTTCCTGGAGGAGTAGGTCCGATGACAGTATCTATGTTAATAAAGAATACATTAAAAAGTTATAAAAATTTAAATGGGTATTAATATTATATAATAATGGGAAATACAATATCAAGAATGATGGATTATGTAGGGAAGAAAATAACAGATATAAGGAAGGGAAGTCCGCGATATAGGAGGAAGAAAAGAAGATGGAAAAATAAGAAAGATATAAAGAATTATAATATGATTAGAGGAGACGATTTTTATGAAGATGAATTGTATGATTATGACGAGTCGAGAGGTGTAGACGTAGTGTATTTATAATATATTAATAATGTATATTAGTATGTTAAAGAAAGATAGTATATTTCATAATTATTATTATGGAAAGGAGTTGTTATTATTAGGGTTGATATTAATAGGAATAGGTTTACGTACATTAAAAGTGATAGGGGTATTATTGATAGGTTTAATATTATTTTTTTTTAGGAATAATTTAGCATTGAGAGACTATGATAAAGAAGTGATAATATCGCCATCTTCATCGGAGGTTATGAGTATAAAGAAAGAAGGAGAATATAACTTGATATCTACATATTTATCGCCATTAAATAGACATTATATGATAGCTCCGGTAGATTGTCGTGTAAAAAGAATAGACAAAAAATTATTAGAGGGAGATGCCGAGAGAACAACAGTATATTTTGAGGACGTGATGGGAAATGAATTTAGTTTAAGTCAGATAGTGAAAAAGTTATTTGAAGGTCCTGGTTTATTAGGTAGTTATGTATTGAAATGGATATATGATGATAGGATATTATGTTTTTGTAAAGAAGGAGACAAATTAAAAAGAGGAGAAAGATGGGGGTTAATAAGATTTGGAAGTGCGATGGAATATAGGGTACCTACATCTTATAATATGATAATGGAGATAGGAAAAAAATACTCTTTAGGTAATGTAATAGGAAATATGAGTAAAAAAGAAGTAGTGGTTGAAAAGAAAGAGGAATGGGATAGTGATTTGTTTGAGAATATTAATTTGGGATATATTGCATTAATGTTATTGGCCCCATCATTAGTATTTTTTTATGGGTATTATAGATGTGAGAATATAAAGAGTCATAAGGATATTTTGGAATTTTCTTTATTTAAAGGTTCAAATAAGAATGGAATAGATGGATGGTTATTATCTCATTATTTATTATTTGTATTAGTGGGATTTTTATACCCGAATACAATGAGATTATCAGTGTCAGCGGGTTTACTATGGGAATTATTTGAATGCTATGTGGGGTTATATAAACCACAATTTTTGGAAGGAATAGGATATTGTAAATCGCCTAGTGGTGCGAAAAAGAATGGGAAATGTTGGTGGTATTGGAAATGGCAAGATCCAATAGCAAATGCACTTGGATTTATAACAGGAAAATACGTAAAAACAGGAAGAACACTGATATAAATAAAGAATAGAATAACATATATGGACTTGTTAATGTTAATAGTAATAATAATGTTAATATGGTATTTAGTAGGATGTATATTATATGATAATGAGTTAAAATAATATATTTTTTTTAAAAATATTATTTAATGCTAACAGAATTAAAGCAAAAAATTGCGTCGTTGATGACAAATATATTAAGAATGACTTGGAAAGATAACAATTCGGGAAAAATTATTGAATTATTGGATGAGTGTGGATTAAAACAGGGGCGAAAATTAGGACGATGGGTAAAAAGAGGGTATTTGGATGATTTAATATGTACTTATGGAGAAGATAAAAAGATGGAAGAGATGGCATATTGGATAGATCCGTGTAAAGAGATAGATATATTAATAAAATTTGGCTATGGATTTCACGTGGCTTTTGTATTGGTGAAAGGCAAAGAGAATTCCCCGTCTATAGAGAAATTTTTATATAGCGATTATATTTATATTTATACGAGTGAGAATGAAGATAAGACGTGTATATTTAAATTGGAAGATGCGAAGGTTATAAATGAGGAAATACAGAAATATTATAGTGCGGTTCAGGAGAAATTGATGGGGTTAAATAGTAAATTGAAGGAGTATGATTTATATTGTACGAATTCATTACAGATATTGCATAAAAATATTACAAATGGTCAAGTACTAAATTTTTTTGATAATGGTATATTGATAAAGAATTTAACAAATACAATAAAATATATAAATAGTAAGGGATTAAGGAGCGAAAGAAGGAAGGAGTGCATGTTAAGTAAGAAGGCATTATTGGATGCTGCGGCTGAAGAAGAAAGAGATGATGGAGATATAAAATAAATATATTATTTATAAAATAAATATATTATTTATATAATATATATATGGCTGGGATAAAGGGTACATTAAGTTCTATTGACAAATATGAAACTATGGTAGAAGTATTAACGTATAGAATGAATGAAGGGATGAAGAAATATAACTTTTTAGATAAGGAAAAAATGAATGAATTTACATTTAAGAAGGGAGATATTGAAAAGGAATTACCAAGAGATACGTTTGGAAATTTACGCAAATATTCGGAGGAGTTTAATGCTATGAAAGAAAGAAACGATGCGGCAAAAACAATTCAGACAGCCTTGCGGCCTAAACAAAGGGGGGGTGATTTGAGCGAGGAATTAAAGAAATTAATTGCCAAAATATTGGTGGAATATAACAAACGTGGAATGGGGATATCCGAATGGTCCTCCGTGATTTTGCATGGGATAAGTGATTATATAATGGAAACTCATGATGAGGCGCGTGAAGAAAGAATTGCTTACCTTGAGAAAAAGTTTCTTAGTATGGATCCGGGAGAAGAGACCGTCACTAGATATAGCCAACCGCCCCCTTTGTACACCGTCCAAAGCGGAAATAATGTTGAGGTTGTTTATGCACCTACCTTAGTTTTGGAAAACATCGGGGCATTCATGGCAGAAGAATTTCCCCCTTGGAGAGAGGGTCCTGAAGACGCTGTTCGATTTGATTCTGATGATGAGGGGGGTCATCGCCATTTTACTAATGACGATATGGAAGTGTCGCGTTCAGAGTTATTAAAAGCTATGTCTGTATTGGTGAAGGAAGGTGAATGGATATGTGATACATATTTTGCTATAATAATTTGTCATTTTGTAATTAATATGCTGGGTGTTGTTGCGGGAACTGATCCAAAATTACAAGAAGCCCTGAATAGAGATTTTAATTTAGGTTATACTTTTTGGTATGATTTAGCGTTAATGGGATTTATTAATTTGCCTAGATTATTAGGTTTCTTTATTTATGTTTTTATGGGGGATCAAGTTAATGTAGAAGGGCGAGTACTATATAAATCGTTGGGAGTATTATGGAAGCATATTTCGGAAATGAATAGAAATAGACCAGCGGAAAAAGATGATGAGAAGGTGGTTGCAGCCGTTGCACGGACAAAACGCCAGTCTCGGAGGGCTTCTCAAACGGCAAAACGGGCGGCGAGGTCGAAAACGCCACCCGCGAAGAAGGATACGAAGAAGGCAGGCCCAAAAGGGGGAAGGAAGAGAAGAAAAACAAGAAAGAGAAGAAAAAAAAACAGCAAAAAGAGAACTAAAAAAAAGGCACGGAGAAGGAAGTCTAAACGGAGGCGTCGGCTTCGGCATTAGTGTTTGATTGTTGCAATAAACCTTCCATTTTCATACTTCTAATAAGTCGTGTCATACCTATTCCTCCACCACTTCTGGGGAAGAATTCAAAATTTAAATAATCTCTTATTTCCTTCATTGTTCTATCTTCTCCAAATAAAGATATTAATTTTTCTTTATAAGCGCCATCACAAATGGTGTGAAATCTATTCCACATAGTTTGCTTATCAGTTTCTCTTTCGGCAGATCCGAAAGTTTCCTGGCCACTTAATATAATATCAACTTTTTTTGCTGTTCCATCATCCGTTCTTTTCATATTCCAAAAAGGGTCTGTACTTTCAGGGAAATCAGTTAAAACGAACGCGGGTGTCTGACCATTAGCATACAATTGATTTTCGTGGTCGTGTGATAATTCAGGGGTATTGAATTTTTGTGCTACATCATCATATTTAGCACGGCAACAAGCGTGATTTGAAGTATCATAACCTAAATATTCAAGCAATTCTGTTTCTAATTGAATTAAATCTTCCATATCTCCTTTCATTTCAAATTCAAATAAAGGAAATATTAAATCGTGTCTGCCTTGAACTGGGTGGGGTTCTTCACGATAACTTGTAGATAAACAAAAATAACCGGGTGTGTTGGGATTTTTTAAAAGCTCATATTCTAACCACATTTGGCCTGTTTGTGGGAGAGGCCATTTTTGTCCGGCGTAATTGAATGTAGCAACGGTGAATGGGTCTTCACAAGCGGCCAAAATACTTAATCTATTTTGTGGGTGTGCTTCAACAAAATTTTTAGAAAGGAAAAAATCTCTAAGTTTTTTTGCAACGACTGTGAATTCTGTAGAATCAATAATAAGTTTACTATTATATATGCTATCATTGTTGAGCCAAGATTGAAGAGTGGAAAAAGGGGGAGCAGTAGGGGTAGAGGAGACGGTGACGGAATGAACAAGGTCCATTTTTAAAATATTTGTATTTATCTTTAAATGAATATAATATTTAATGATTGAAGTCTAAACGGAGGCGTCGGCGGTAATGTGTTCTTCAGTAGCTTTGTACATAGGTACTTGTGCGTGAAAATTAAGTTCGGACCCATTAAGGAGGACAGTATTAACGAGTAAAGAGGTGACAACATAAGGGTCCATATTAGAGGCAGGTCTTCGGTCTTCAATATACCCGGATTTATCAAAATATGTTTGAGTAGGAACCCTAATAGATGCTCCACGATTACCAACGCCAGCCGTGAAAGAATCCCAAGAAGCGGTTTCGTGACGACCAGTTAATCTTAGTTTATTATCAGCACCATAATTTTTAATATGAAAACTATGGTTATTTTTGAGTGCTTTAAGAGCGGGTGTGATAAAAGCGTCATATGAATTAGGACCTCTCATTGATTTGGTGGAAAAATTGACGTGACACCCAGAACCGTTCCAATCACCATCGACAGGTTTAGGGTGGAAGTTAATAGAGAGGTTGTGTTGCTCAGCGGCTCTTTGGGCGATATATTGGAATAATAATAGTGAATCAGCGGCGTCGATACCTGTAGAGAATATTTGAAATTCGCATTGTCCCGGGGCGACTTCCCAATTATACCCAGTACATTTGATATGTCTGGCGAAAGCGAGACAATTAAAAATATATTCAGCGGCTTCTCTACCATAAACATTATTTGGTCCGACGCCACAATAGAAATCACCTTGTTCTTTACCAGAAGTGCTAACCCATTCTTTGCCGTCAAGTGTTTTCATACCGAGTGGGGTTTCGTATGACAATGCGGTCAGTGCATTACACTTTTGGCCGGGAACGATTTGTTTTTTGGTGAAAAAGAATTCTTGTTCGAGTCCGAACCAGGGTTTTTCTTGTTGTATCTCTTTAGTATCAAAAATGAGAGAAGCTCTTGCTCTCGAATTATCTGGATGTGAGATATATAAAAGCGTATCTTTCAGTTTGGATTCTTGTTTATCTACAAGCCAAGTATCACATAATACAATATAAGCATTATCGCCTCTTCTGAAAGGGTCGAAACATAATTTTACAGGATGTAAGAATACTTCGGAGTTGCTTCCTTCTGCTTGTTTAGTGGATGATCCGTCATAATTCCACATAGGGATACCATCTTGTTTAACGCTATGGTCGTGCAGAACTCTTGTTTTAGAGCGAAAATTTTGATTGTGGTCTTGCCAAACATATTCAACAAGGCATGGAGAATACTCTGTGGGAGGATATTGATGTTCTGAATTCATTAGAAGAGAACAATGAAATAATATATTTAAATTGATTTAAAATTAATATAAATATAATAATTAATGAGCTATACGGAACTATCGAAAACGATAACAAATAAATTGGATAAAAGTGAAAAAAAGAAAAATGGAATATATTTTACTTCTCAAGAAATAATAGAGAAGATGATTAGGATGTTGGGAAAGAGGAGATTTAAGAAGATATTAGAGCCTTGTTTTGGGTCAGGAGAGTTCATAAGAAAGTTAAATGATAATTATAAGAAGAGTAATATAGAAGGGATAGAGATGAATGAGACTATGACGGAATTATGTGAGAGCCATAATGAGATAAACACGGAAAATGTGGTTTTGAAGAGAGGAGATTATTTGAAAACGGATTTTGAGAATGGGTATGATCTGATAATAGGTAACCCACCTTACTATGTGATGAAGAAAGCTGATGTAGACAAAGAATATTTGACATATTTTGAGGGAAGACCGAATATTTTCGTATTATTTATTTTGAAATCACTAAATTTATTGAAAAAAGGGGGCATATTGAGTTTTGTGTTGCCTTCAAGCTTTAAAAATTGTTTATATTATAATAAAATGAGGGAATTAATAAATAATACGTGTGAAATCATAGGAATAGAGGACTGTGAAGGGGATAAATGGCTGGAAACGACGCAAGAAACGATGATATTCTGCGTGAAAAAAAAGGTAGGGAAGAATGGAGAATGGGTAATAAATAAGAATGGATATACAATATTTAATACGAAGGAGAAGGTGAAGAAATTAAAAGAGCTATATGAGGGGTCAAAATCGCTAAATGAGATGGGTTTTAAGGTGAATGTAGGGAATGTAGTATGGAATCAGCATAAAAAGATCCTATCTGTGGATGAAAATGAGACTAGATTGATATATTCGAGTGATATAAAGGATAAACACTTACTAAAGAAGACCTACAAGAATGTAGAGAAGAAAAATTACATAATAAAAGAGGGAAATAATGATATGATGTTAGTAATGAACAGAGGATATGGTGTAGGAAGATATAATTTTGATTATTGTATGATT